TGGGGCATCCACTATATTCTTGGCCCGCTCGACGCGGCTTCGATCCACAGGCTCGGCAACGTCTTCCTCGCAGTGGGCACGCTTGTAGCCCTCGTTATTCGACAGCGCGGTCACAAATCATACGAGAACGGCGCTCTGCAATTCTTCCGCGGTAAAGGCGGATTTTCCTCGATTGAGCTGAAATCGCAGGTAAGCGGTCAAGCGCAGTTCGTCGCCGACGAAAACGCAACGCTTTACTACGCGACGACATTGACGATCGAAACGCGCGAGCGCGCGGAAGACGATCTCGACGCATACGGACTGCTCGAAGGCGCAACGTTCATCGCCAATGCAGGCGATTCGGATGGCGTCATTCCGGCGCTCGTGATTGGCGACACGTCGGCACCACTCGGCTGATCAATGTTCACTAATCTGCAGATGGTGCACCGCGGACACCAACGCGTCGTCCGCTACACCAACGAGATCGTGCGCGCCGAACTCTCGCGCGGCGAGCAGTTCGCACAAGATCACATCCGACAATTCCCGGAGCACTTCAAGCACCGGCAAGGACGGCTCTGGCGAGGCACTAAGGGTCGCGTGTTCCCATACAGAGACGGGCGCCGCCTCATTCTCTCGAACGCCTACAAGCACGCTGCCGCGCATGATCTCGGTTCAGGTCTCTACGGACCGAAGCACGCCAAGTACGCGATCCTGCCGCGGCGCACGAAGTTTTTGCGATTCGTCGCAAGAGACGGACACGTCGTTTTTACTCGCAAGGTGATGCATCCCGGCGTGCGTCCGTCGCGTTTTCTCTACCGAGCCACGTACGCCTATTTCCGCGTGCTCGGACCGAATCTTCAGCAGCGAATGAGCCAGATCGCTCGCCGATTCTGATTCGCAAGCAAGGAGCTTCACGCAATGCAGCTGCGTTTTTACGCGCGGGACGACCTACTCGTCCATGAACGCAATCATGACGGCTCGGCCATGCCGCGCCCATCTAACGGTGCTCCCGCTCGTTATGTTGGACGCCAACACGATGCGACCACGCGCGGCTATCCGGCAACGCAAGAGCCGTACGTATGTCCGTCCGAGAACGCAGGCGAAGCGGCGTATCTCGCGGCGCGTTGCAGAGATAACGAGCTTTGGCCAGCAGACGAAGCCACCGCGGCGGCGATCGGCGTGAAGTTCGTCCACGTGCACTTTCATGACGGCGTGTGGGCGCCGAGGGCGTCACACAAGCACGCGAAGGAGTCCTAGCCCATGAGTCTCCAAATCCCAATCACGGGCGTTGCTCAGGACTACCGCGTCCCCGGGGCCTACGCGGAAATCATTTACGCCCAGGGCCAAGCCAACGCGCCAGCAACTACACGCGAAGTAGTCCTCGTGATGCCGATGCTCACAACCGGCATCTGGACCGCAGCGACGCTCTACAAGATCAACAACGTCAAGGACGCAGAGGACGGCGCGGGTCCAGGCTCGATGATCCATCGCGCGGCGCGCGTCTTTCTCGAAGTGAACAAGGACGCGAAGCTGTGGGCGCTTCCTGTTGCCGAGACTAGCGGCGGCTCGCCTGTTGCCGCAACCGCAACCGTAACCGTGGCTACGACTGCTACCGCAGCCGGCACAGCTACCGTCACGATCTGCGGCGAAGATTGCGCATTTACGTTCAAGAGCGCCGATACCGTGACGACGATCGCCGCGGGACTGGTCGGCGTTATCAACGCGAAGACTTGGCTGCCGTGCACGGCCAATAACGCTGCAGGCGTGATCACGCTTACTGCGAAGCTCAAGGGCATTAGCCAGGGCACAGCGACCGTCAGCGTCATCCGTCTTAGGGCGACAATCTCGACTGGCGTCACGACGACGATCACGACGAGCGGCGCATTCCTCGGAAGCGCAGTCGCCGGCGCCGAGGGTAGCACGACGGAAGCCGCGAATCTCGCGACCGCGCTCGTGACCATTGCCGCGACCCGCAAGTACTACGTGGTCAGTTCTTCGAACGATTCAACGAGCTGGACCAACATCAAGACGCACGTCACGACCAAGACGGAGCCGCGTCGTGGTCTGCGTTCGGTCGGAGTGGTCGCATACACGGGCACGCTCGCAGCAATGACGACGCTCGCGACCGGTCAGAATTACGAGCGCACGCGCGCCGCCTGGCAGAAAAATAGCGACTGGGATTGTGCCGCAATCGCCGCCAATTACGCGGCCGTCCTGCAAAAGCGCGAAGCGGTCGACAGTGCATACAACTTCGACAACTACTCGGGTCCAGACTGGCTCGTTCCGCCGGCATACAGCAACGCCGATTGGCCGACGAGTGACGACCTGAACGACGCGATCAGCGACGGCATCACCGCGATCGCATCGAACGATGCGACCTCCTACATCGTCATGTCGTGCGCGACCCGTTCGAAGAACTCTACCGGAACGGTGGACGACTTCCGCGCCACGCAATCGCGCGTCGTGTCCGTGACCGACGAGTTCGTCGACGAAGCCTGCATCAACTTCGTGCTCAATCATGGCAGCAAGAAGTTTGCGGACGACGAGCGTCTTGCCGACGGATCCATCAATCCTAATCAGAAGTTCCTGCCGTCCGTGCTCAAGCCATCGCAGACGATTGCTGAGCTGCGCAAGCAAATGGACGAGTACGAGCTCGCCGCGAAGATTCAAGACGCGGACAAGACCAAAGAGAGCGTGCGCGCGGTGAAGACAGGCGGACGACTCGAGACCGGGTTCGATCTCGAAGTCATCAACTGGCTTGACCAGATGACGATGCGCGTCGCCGAAATCTCTAACGCCTAACCAGCGTTTCCGCGCACTGAAAAAGGAACGCGAGTTTCATGGCAAATATTCAGGACTACGCGCGCCTTCCTGTCTTTATGGATGGCAATTATCTGCAACAGATCACGTCCATCGATATCTCATGGGATGGCGGTTTGCAGCGTGTCGATCTGCTGAACGAAGGGCTCGGCGGCTTCACGCCTGGCTCCGGAGCAGTGACGATCAACATCGGGTTCGCCGTTCCAATAGGCGGCACCGAGGCAGACTTCGTCGAGAATCTCGTCGATGGTGCGGTCGTGAAGATGCAAGTAGGCATCGGGCGAAAAGCATACATCGGTAGTGGCAAGATTCAGAACGCGAAGATTAGCCAATCGGTGAATGCCAACGTCGAAGGCACGTGCGAGTGGATGGGCGAGTTCGATAAACCGAAGTAATCGCCTGAGAAGCGAGGCCGCTAGCAACCGGGTGGAAACGAGGCGGGCCGCGGAAAGTTACGGCCACGTGCGCACCGTTAGCGAGTCCACCCCTCGCGTCGGCTGAGCACGCGGCCGTTTTTGTTTTTGTCTGACAGCATGGCAACCAACCAATTCAAAGGACCGCCCAAGGATATCCCGGCGACCGACCTTTTTCGAAAGCTCTGCGAACGTCCGCTACCGGGCGAGGTCATCGACTTCGGCGGCGAGCTCGGGCGGCTGCGTGTGCAAGTGCTCCGATTGGAGCAGCATGACGACGCGCGAATGGCGGCGCATGCGTATTGCAAAGAAAAGCGCCGGCTGACCGACGACGAGTTTCGAACGCGCTACGGCGAAGAGTTGCTCGGCGACGCAACGGCGGCGGAGCTTATCGCGCTTGCCGTTACATTGCCGGATCCGATTGGCGGCGACGACGGAGATCGAGTCGTTTACCCGCGTGTTTTCCGCAACGGCGCTGACGTCAAACAGCTTTCGCCGGACGAGGTGACGTTACTCTTTGGCGCATACCTCAAGGTACAGCAGCGTTTTGGTCCGTACGAGCGGACCATGGATGACGTCGAGGTGAATGCCTGGGTCGAGCGCCTCATGGAGGGCGGCTCGGAGCTCCCTTTATCACTGCTCGCATCGCATCAGCGAGACGCATTGACTATGTCCTTGGCCGCTCGGGCCCTGTCCCTATCGTGCATCCTGTCTTCCCCGCCAGAGAGCTTGCCGAGCAACTTGGAATCCGCCCCCACGAGCTGGGTTTTGGGCACGTCCTCATCTTCCGAGCCTGCTGCCGAATCCACCGGCTCTGACCGTGTCATCACCGCCGAAGAGGCGATGGAGGCGGCGAAGAATCTGATCGGCCGCGTCTGAGTCGATGCTCCTTCAATACGATCTCAGCGTCGTCGGCGCAAAAAACGTTGATCGTGCGCTCGCTAGCGTCGAGCATCGTCTCGTTCAGCATAATCGCTTTAGCGAGCGACTATTCGGCAAGCCGACATCGCGCACATCGACTGCAGCCGGCGCATCGCGAGCGGCACAGCGCGAAACGAAGGCAGTCGCAAGCGCCGCGGGCACACTCGATAGGCAACGTTCGCAAGCACTCTACAAGCAATACCGCGACCGGGAACGGCTCGAGCAACGCGCAGTTAAGCAGCAATCTGCGGCCGCGTCGGCGCTTGACCGGCAACGTTCGACGGCACTCTTTCGCGAGTTCAAGGACCGCGAAAAACTTCAGCAGCGCCACGAACGCGAGTCGGTCCGCAACCGGCTGGCGCTGCATCGAGACTTTACCCGGCGGACCGGGCGAATCGTTTCGAACGTAGCCGGCACAGTTGGCGCTGTTGGAACCGCGGGACTGGCCGTAACTGGGCTCGCCGGCGGCGCACTCATCGCCAGCAAGCTCGCGGACGCAACGCAGCTCGAGAGACGACAGCGACAGGTTATTGTCAACGCGCGCGGCCCTGGTCAGCAGGGCGCGTTCAGCTACGAAGGACTACGCGAGCAAATCAATCAGACGTCGATTTCATCGGGCATATCCGCGGCTGATCTAACCGGCGGCGTTGAAAAGTTCGTCCAGAAGACTGGAGACATCAAGACCGCCGTTGCGAACATGAAGATCTTCGCAACCACGGCGATGGCCACAGGCGCCAGCGTGGAGGATGTTTCGTCTGCGGCAGCTGATCTCGCCCAGAAGTTCAAAATCTCCAAGGTCGAGGACATGGCGGACGCGCTCGCCGTGCTCACCTTTCAAGGCAAAAAGGGCGCGTTTGAACTCCGCGATATGGCGGAGCAGTTCCCGGAGATGGCGGCGGCGGCAGAGCGCGCGGGGTTATCGGGAGCAGGCGGGCTTAAGACATTCGGCGGACTCGCGCAGATCGCGCGCGAGTCTACTGGTACTGGTGCCGAAGCATCGACCGCCGTCCAGATGATGTTGACTCAGCTTGTACACGAGAGTGACAAGCTGAAAAGTGGCGAAGCGCTGGGCGGAAGAAAGGTAAACATCTTTACCGGCAAGGACGCGACGACACCGCTTAGAGATGTCCGCGAGGTTCTCGCTGATGTGATTTCATCATCACACGGCAACCTGCAGCAACTGCAAAACATCTTTGACCAGCGAGGCATGAAGGCGGTATCGCCGATGATCGGCGTATATCGCAAAGCATCCGAAGCAGTTGGCGGAGGCAAGGCCGGAGAAACTGCGGGACGAGAGGCGATCCTTAAAATGATCGCTGAGCACTCTGATACCGGCGGAACATTCGCAGACGTTCAACGCGACGCGGCCGACATCATGAAGAGCAGCTCAGCGCAGCTCGAGATCCTCAATACGAAGCTCTCTGAAGCCATACAGGCGAAGCTATTGCCGGCCATGGTGCGGCTGATTCCGGTCGTCTCCGACGCGGTTCCCTACTTTGCTCGGCTCGTCGAGGGGCTCGCTTCGTTAGTCGATTGGTTGCACGAGAACCCGTGGAAAGGTCTCGGTGCCGTCGTTGCTGGAGTAATCACAAAAGAGCTTGTCATGGCCGGGCTCGGCATGGCAGCCGAGAAAGCTGTTGCGGCGGCGTTCAGCGCATCTCGTCTAGGCGGCGGCGTCGGCGGAACGGTCTCTGCGGGCGGAGGCGGCGGCTCACTTCCTACTGGTGGAGGCGGCGGCGGACTAGCCGGCGGCATCGTAGGAACCGCGCTCGCCGGTCTCACGATAGCCTCTTTGGCGGTCACCACATTCACCGCCGGCACACTCGTCATTGATCAGCTGGTCCAATCGAACAAGAAAGACGTCGAAGACCTCGTCAAGAGCCGCAATGCTCGCACGCCAGAAGAGATGCGGGCGGCACTGGCAGGCGACGAGCAACGACTTAACGAACTCAAAGCAAAGGGCACAGAGCCGTCTCCATGGCTAAAAATCGGCTCGGCGGCACTCGATGAGATACTCGGTTCCGGCGAAGGCGTTGGCGGCATCCGTGCGAAGTTTGGCGTTACAGAGAAGGACGTCCAAGAAGGCGTTGCCGCCGAGCAAAAGGCGAACACCGAAATGGTTAAGCAATTGACCGCCGAAATCGCGAACCTCAAGGCGCAACTATCAAAGCCGCTCCAAGTGGAAATGGCAGGCGTGGTACCGAATCGCGGCAACGCGCCGTCATCTCCGATTAAGGGCTAACCGTGTCCGACGTCCTAAAACTTCTCCCGCCATTCGAATGGCGCGGACAGAAGTATCCGGTCACAGCACGCAACGTCGGATTTACGCACGAAAACGTCCAGCACCAGCTGCAATATCGAAACAACGCCCTAGTCGAGCAAACCGGCGCGCGCAATCTGACGTTCTCGTACACGATCCCGATGCGACAAGACATCGCGCGGGGACCATATCGAAATCTATTTACCGAGGGGCTGATTACGCTCCTTCGTGACTGCCGAAACAAGGAGCCTGGCGACCTCGTCGATCCGCTCTATGGCGCATTCATTTGCACGCCTCAGGGCTACACTGACGAATCGGACGTCCAGAAACGAGACGGCACCGACATTCGCCTCGAGTTCATGCATGCGGATCCGTCCGAAGACGAGACGATCGATCCGCCGCGCATTAATGATATCAACCGAGACGCGGGCGCACTCGAAGAGGAACTAACCGCGATCGACTGGCATCAAGAACCGTCGCCGGAAGGCATGACGGATCCGCTGAGTGCGGTCGCTGGGCTCTTCAATCAGATCGATCAAGCGGGCAATCGCATCGTCGCCGGGCTGCACGATTACGCTTTTCGTCTAGAGAAAGTCGAACAGAGTCTAGACCGGCTCGAGAACCCGGAACATTGGGGCGTGCGACAGGTCGTTCGACGTCACCGTCTCGCCTCGCACGACATCGCCGACCGAGCAGCAAATCCGCAGCGCGAGATCGTGGTCATAACGACGCGCTATGCGCGCTCAATTACGGCCGTTGCTGCCGAAATAGGCATCAGCACGGCGGAACTCATCCGCCTAAATCCAGCTTTCGCACGCAATCCAGTAGTCCCAGCTGGGGCGCAAGTGAGAGCCCCGCGCCGTGGCCGACCCGCAGCTTGAAATCATGCTGGAGCTTCGCGGGCGCCGCCTGACGAACCTCACAAGCTGGTCACTCAATAGCGCGTTCTTCACGTCGACGGACGGATTCAGCTTCACTGTCTACGATACCGATCGAAAGAATCTCCGCGGACTCGAGCTCGAACCGATCGAAGTCATTCTCAACGGGCAAAGCCAAGGGCTCGGGCGCATCGACGTCACGACGACTGGCGACAACGGCAGCGCCGTTCACTGTCAGGGGCGTGACTACATCGCGGACATTGTCGAATGCAACATCGACCCATGGGTGCAGTTCAAAGAGGGGATGACGGTTTCGGACGCGATCGCCCTTGCGTGCGCGCCATGCGGGATCACAGGCGTCATTAGCGACGACGACGTTGCGTTAAGGAACATCCGGACCGGCAAAAGCATCGCGAGCACGAAGGCGCCGAAGAACTTCCGCGCCGCGAAGATGGATGACTACAAGCCCAAACCGGGCGAGGGCATCTACGAGGTTTGTAATCGCATCGTCGCGCGACAGGGCGCAACTATTCAGCCGGCGGCGTCACGTACGCAACTTGTGCTAGCAGCGCCGCACTACAACCAAGAGCCCGCCTATCGTATCGAACGAACTGCAGACGGTTCGCACAACACGATCATCAGCGCGACCGCGACGCGCGACTATTCAAGCTTTCCGACGTACACGCTGTTTCATGGCAGACAGAGCCGACCAGGCGAACCGCCCACGGTGATTTCATCGACAGATATCGTCACGGATGGCGGGGTTCGCGTTGAATCGTCGGTCGTAAAACCAGGCAAGGCAGGATCGAAATCAAGCGAGGGCTTCGACATGGAGGCATTTGCCTCCGCGTTCAGCTCCGAGATGTTCGGCATCCTGGACGGCACGATCGCCGAGGGACGCCAACGCCCCGACAAGGTAACGAGCAAACCGCCGAAGCTTTACCGATTGCTCTATCTGGACGACAAGGACGCGCGAAATCTCGATCAGATTTACTACGGCGCCAAACGAGCGATCGCGGAGCGGCTCAAGGACACACTGTCCTATCGCGTGCGCATCCCTGGCGTCATCGATTCAGTGAGCGGCGCGGTGTGGTCGGTCGACACGATGGTTCACGTTATCGACGAGATCTGCGGCATTGACGAGACGCTTTGGATATCGGAACGCACGTTGAGTTTCGATCCTGGCTCGGGCGCGACGACGGAGCTCGTATGTTGGAGACCGGAAAGCTTTCAGGTGGAATAATGGGACCTGTCAAGCCTGGCGAGGGAGTCTACGAGGTTTGCGGTCGACTCGCTAAACACAACCGTAGCGTGCGTGAATTGACGCGACCATTGCCAATTGTGAATTGGAAAGCGCTTTGCATCGGGTTGCTACTTGGACAGTTGTTCGTACTCGCAATCAGTAGGCTTTAGATGTCCGTCGCCGAATGGGAGCTAGCGTTCGTTAGCGCATCGAAGCTTGCGAGCGAGAGCGGCGCCGTCGTCTGGGAACCGTACATCCAGGTCGGCTCGAAAGATGACGACGTGCGCCCGTTCGGACCGAGTGATGTCTTTCAGGGGCTCGGGTTCGCGTCAATGCCGTATGGCAAAGACGAGAAGGGATACGCCGAGTGTCTCGTTGCTCAGATCGGTGGACGTTGCATCGCGATCGGTGGTCGCGACACGCGCACCGCGAACGTCATCGGTAACCTAAAGCCTGGCGACACCTGCGTTCACTCGACCGGTCCGCAGCAAGCCGCGCAATTGCAGCTCAAGGAAGAGAAGCGGCAATGCGTGATGCGCACGAAAGATAAGCAAGGTAAAGACATGATCGCCATGTTGGACGGCGTGAATGAAAAGATTCAAGTCTCCGGCATGGGGCTGATGCTCGAAGGCTCACGCGAAAATGGTTGGAACATCGCCGAGCCAGGCGGCGCAGCGATTCAGCTGCACGGCGGCAAGGTGATTTTCACCGGAACCGTGATGCTTTCACGCACGCCTACGGGCCTCGTTGTCGTTGCGCCAATCCCCGCAACGCCTCCGATTAACGGTGCGCCGGCGCCAGGAGTCTACGCTTGAGCCGCTGCAGCTTCGATCTGCCGACGATTGCGATCCCGTTCCCCTCGATTCAATTTCCGCCAGACCTGCCGGCAATCCCCGGATTCACGATCGATCTTGACGTCGATCTCGAGCTGCCGAGCATCTCGATCCCATTTCCGTCGATTCAGTTCCCGCCGGAGCTACCGCAGATTCCGGGGTTTACCATTGATCTCGACGTGAGCATCGACCTGCCGAGCATCACGATACCCTTCCCGACTATCGAGTTCCCGCCGAGCTTGCCGGCGATCCCGAGCTTCGAAATTTCGTGCCCGTTCGACTGAGTCGAATTATTGGCACTTCTCGCATGCGGTAACAGTACTGTGCTCGTAATGCACCCAGACAGGTCTTTCGGGATCTGGGCGAATGAATATCCAGTGGTCCTGCAAGTTGATCGCATCAAGACACCCTTCGGTCCACGTGACGCCTTCGCATGTAGAGAACGAGGACGTCACATCTGTAAAGGCGACATGAGTTCCGGGCTCCGCGGTTAGCCGCATGCATCCCGCCGGAACGGGCATGGATACGGTCGCTTCACCGTTGCAAAAGACGCAGTCGTGACCAATTGGGGCGATGAGTAAGTACCCGTCTGAACCAGGCACCGGCCAGTGGCAGTCGTCTGTAGGGCATTCAGGGCCAGGCGTGCCACATATGCCGTCGCAGTCGAATACGAGCGGAACACTCGGCACGCTCGCGCAAAAGTCCGGAGCATCCGCGGCATCGGTCGACTGGGTCAATCCGTTCGCATCGGCATTGCTACCTGAATCTATCGCAACACTCACCCCCGAATCGATGAGCACGACGGCATCCGCGCTTCCCGCTTCGGCGCTTGGCGGCTGAGTCACCGTCGCATCATCAGCGGGCTCGGGCGCGAGAGTCGGCGAGACGCCAGCATCTGGAGCAGCGTCAACGGCATCGCTTGCTACCACATTCGAGCTCTGCCCCCCGTCATACGAGACCGCCCGAGCGCGCACCGTTCCAAAGTCTTTGCCTGAGCACGCGCATGCGCCGAGTACGCCAAGCGCCAAAAGAATCCTTTGCATAACCGCTCAGTGTGCGCTTCGCGCGCGAGAACGCAACGGCTGTGCCCCCGTTCAGCCGTGAAAACGTAGAAAATGGCCGGCTTTGCACAGATGGCGTTCGCCAGTACGCCCTTCGGCTTAGGTACTCCAGCGACACTCACGGCGCCGCCGACGGGCGATTCTGGCTGCCGGTACATCAATCCGGCTACCCGGGACTATCAGCAGGACTCAGAGAGTCTCCAACTCGCGCAGATGCCACCGTTGCGCCAACGGGTGCTGCTCGCGCTGATGACGCTCCGCCGTTCCTCGACTGCCGTGCGCAACTTTGGCATTGGTCTACCAAGCAAAATCGGTACGACCTTCGAAGCCGAGATGCGCTCGCGAGTGCAGCAAGCTCTCCGCCACCTGACCGAGCTCGAGCAGGCGATGATCATCGATCGAATCGACGTCGAGCACGCCGGCGGACGAGGACGAGTCACGGTCTCTTACACAGACATGATGACCGGCGTCCCTGACCAGGTCTCGATCTGAGCCAGCGATGCAGATCACGAAACTAGGACGGCTCTCGACGCCGCGCGATTCGGCGGAGATACGCGATCAGTTTCTCCGCGACGTGCGCCTTGCGGCGATCGACGTCGGTATTACCGATCCGCCGGTCGCTCCGGGAACAGACTGGTGGCTGCTCGGCAGTGGGCTTGCCGAGATGCAGATCGTCTCGCTTGCCAACATGACGATTGGCATCGATGACCAGAACATTCTCGACGCCACCGGTGAAGCGCTAGACAAGATTCGCCGTGCTCTTGCGTTGCCCGAAGTCACCGCCGCGCCCGCAAGCGGCAAGGTAAAGATCACGACGTTCGGCAGCGTGACGGTCGTCAACGGGCAGCAGTTTCTTTACCCGAACGGCCTCCGCGGCAAAGTAGTAAGCACGTACGTTAACCCGCCCGATGGCCGCGAAATCGATGTGGTTGCGATCGACACCGGTACGCAGACGAATCTCGCTGCGGGCACGGTAGTTCGTTTTCTTTCGCCGCCGGCGAATCTCGCCACCGATGCGACGGTCTCGGACGGCGAGCCGCTAACCGGCGGAACCGACGCAGAGGACGACGAACGCAAGCGCGATCGCATCCTAAACACGCTCAGGAACAAGCCAGCCGGCGGCAATTGGGCGCACCTTCGACAGATCGCGCTGGACGAGCTTGGCACGGTTCAGGATTGCTACGTATACCCGGCACCAGGCGGTCCAGGAAGCACGCTGATTGTCCCGGTAAAAGACTTCGATCCAGTCAACCGAGATTGGTCGCGCGCACTTTCAAGCGCCGGATTGAATACGGTCCGCGATGCGATTCAGTCGCAAATGCCGACCGCGCAGGAGATGGTCGTCAAAGCAGTCATCGACCAGCCTGTGCACTTTACACTCAAGATGACATTGCCGGCCTCGTCGCTTAGCGGAGGCAACGGGCAAGGATGGCTTGACGCTTCGCCATGGCCGCCGCTCACGGTCGGCGACGACGATATGGTGAACATTCTGTCTGCCGTAAGCAATGTCATCCATGTCGATGCGTTAACGACAGTGCCGCCAATCGAAGGCCAGACACGCATCGCATGGTGGTCCACTACTGATCGCAAATTCTACATCGCGCTAGTGACCGCGGTGTCAGGCTCGTCTGGGGATTGGGCGCTCACGCTTGATCGGCCCCTCGTTGATAGTACCGGTGCGGCACCCGTGGGAGGTTCCGACACCATCTCGCCAGCTGCGCAAAACATCGAGAAGTACGGCGCCGCTTGGGTCGACTTCTTTCGGACGCTCGGGCCCGGCGAGGTGACCGCGAATGCGTTCAAGATCCCGCGAGCACTGCGACACCCGTTCGTAAGCGACGAAGACCCGAGCGACGTGACCGAGCTCTTCATTGCGAAGCTCGCGCGCGATTTCCCTGAAATCGTCGACATTCAATTCGGCGTAGAAGTGACGACGACGCCGACAGTCCCTGCAACCGTAGCCACCGCGCCGAGCATTCTCACGCCCGGCGAGTTCGGCATCTACAAGCTCTAATGGCTATCGTACCTGCAGGCCTGCCCGCGTGGACTCGCACAGGGATACACACGCAATACGGCGGCGACGTAAACAAGCGCAACATCCTCTCACAAGGAGTGATCGACGCGCAAACGGACGTAGGCGCAGACGAGTTCGCGCGGCTCGCGGCAGATCTCGAAGCCATTGTTCGTACCGCGCCGTTCGCTGTCATCACGTACGCCTGCAATGATACAAGCCCGAACCCGCCGACGATCTTCACCGTCTTCGGGATGATCGGCGTCAATTACACCTACTATCTTGGCACTTCTCCGCCGACCGGTTTCCCGTCGGCAGCCCGCAACGGAAACGACGACGTGACATTCACCTTCGCGTCCTCGTACCAAGATCCATACGCGGTTGCCGGTACGTTTGTGCCATACCACGCGATCGCGTCATGCCATGGCTCCTCGGCACGCATCGCAACCGTGGATCTTGTTTCTGCGACGACGCTTCGCGTGCGCGGATTCAATGACGCCGGCACGGCCGGCACCGACAATCGATTCACGCTGATGGTGTGGTGATGGGCTTCGGCGCCTTCTGTCCGATGCCGCTTCGCCTTGGCGGGAGCTCACTCGAAGGGCTGACGCCTGAGCAGCACGCGCGAATTTGCGCCGACGTGGTTGCGGCCAAGCGAACGGTGCCAGTCGCCGTGCTCACGTACACGAAGAGCGGCGGCACTATCACGCTGCACAACTACACCGGGATGAATGGCCGCGGGCTCGCGTACGCACCAACAGCGACGTCGATCTCGACTGGTCGCACGGGCTTTTCATGGTCCGGAATCTTCGAGGACCCTTACGAGATCACCTACCCGATCAACCTGCAACATGGCGTTGCCTGCGTGCACGGTGCGACTGGGATCATCGCCATCGTGACAATCGGCGGCACATACGCATTTGAAGTGCGGACAATCTCTCATGCCGGCACCGCAACTGACTGCAAGGTTACGGTAGCTCTTTCCTGATGACGACGCTCGCGACATGTGTCCCGACCGGGCTACCCGCGTGGAGCCGCGTCGCCGACATCGGTGATTACGGCGGCGCCGACGACAAGCGCGCATCCGAGACCGAAGGCGATAGCCCGTACACTGTCGCGGTGTATCGAGATCTCCAGAACATGCGCGGCAGCGCGTACACGAAAAAGTCCGGCACGGTCGTTCACGCAGAAAATCTCGCGCTAGCGCGGACGATTGCCGCCGTAGGATTCAGGAAGCCGGAGCAACTCAGAGCAAACGCGGTACCGCTCACTTCCGGCGAACGCCTTGACTACTGGGTAAAGGTCCTCGGCTTACCGACGCGGCTCAACGAGCAGCGCTGGCAACTCAGGCAACGCGCGGCAGCCCATTATCACGCTGTCGTCGGTCCTACCCGAGCCAATGTCGAAGCCGCAGTGCAAGAGCTACTCGGTGACGTTTTTGTAGCGCTCTACGTGAACGAAGGAACGGACCTCGCGACGCCTCCAGATCCGACCTTTTGGCCTGGCATCAATCCGGGCTCGTCGGATGACAATCTCGGCGGCGGCGCATGGAATAGCATTCGTTGCCACGTCTATGTCGAGGTCATGCAGCCGTCCGGCATGACGATCGACGAGTTCCTAAACATCACCGAAGTGCAGCTGTTCCAGCTACTCGATCGAATGCTGCCTGCTTGGGCGACATTCAGTTGGTTTCACGGTGACGGGTTCGAGCTCGATCAGGACCTCTTGGACTTCGATTCGCTATGACATTTGTCAGATCAAAAGCATCCGCGTACCTTACGCGCGAGAAGCTTCCGAGCAGCGCACCGACGCTTTGGGACACGCAGTTCCAGAACGCGCTCGACGGGGCAGCCGGGGGCACGTACGCGCCAAGTGCAGCGATTATCATCAACGGTTCAGGGATGCAGTTCGGCGCCATTCCTGCGCTGACTTCGCAGAGTGTGACGCGCATCCAGGCGCTTCGACCGATCGACAAGAACTCGTGGACTTGGAGCACGAATGCAGGCGCGTGGGTTCAGAACGCATCTGCCGATTATCTTTGGATACCGCTCAACGATATTCCGGACCACTCGAGCCTGGTCTCCGTTCGGATCATGCTAAACGCCGCGGCTGGCGACGGCGGAGCCTACACGGGTTCACTTCCGACTGTGATGCCGACGCTCTCGGTTCAGTACGTGAATAACAGCGGCGTTGTAGGCGGCACGGGAACGCCAACGACGGATGCGTCCGGCTCACTCGCTGCATTCAATGCGGCACACTCGATTACGTTTACGCTTTCGTCTCCGCTCGCGGTCGACATGGGTAGCGCCAGACAGGCGATCTACGCGCTCATCAACGGTGTTGGCACCGGCTACCAAGCGAACAAGCTGGGAATTTTGCAGCTCGACGCGGTGTTTACGGTAACGAAGGTCAACGCCTAGGCATGCCGACGATAACTACGGCGCCGGTAAGCCCCGTCTCGGGCATCAAGTGCACGGTCGTCTTCACGCTCACCCATATCGACGGCGAGGCCACCGTAATTGAAGCCGGGAACTACATCCGTGTCTGGTGCGTTATCGCACCGACCGACAGTGAGCTCGACAAGAAGCTAAAAGCAGACGCGCTCGCGCGAGTGTTGGTGTTCGAGGGCGACGCACCGATCGATCGCGACGACGTCGACGAACTTCGCAAGGCGAAGTGGCATCACAAGTTTGATAAAGGCGGCAAGTACACCTTCGTCGTCCAGAACTACTCGCTGCCAGCGGAATGGGGCGGCGGCTATCAGGGAGATATCCGCGCCTATCAGACTGACGCAAATGGGAATCCAACGGCGGAGAAAAAAGAGGACGTCGAGCAGACGGTTACTCTCTACGTTGCCCAAAAGCTAACCTCTCCGATCGGCGCCGGTACAGACCGGGCTGAGCTGACGTGTGTCGTCAAAGAAGCGACGATCATTGAAACCACGCTAGCGACGCATGGCATAGTGACGCCTGCGATCGTCAATCCGAAATCGGACCGGGCGCGCGCGGCAATCGATGACTCAAATGTTCAGACGGCGCTTTCTGGTTTGAAAAATTCGGTCGCCGTTCTTTCCTTGGGCACTCTCTCCACCATCGTCTCCGACATCCGCAGCAAGCAAAACGCGCACAACACATCCGTTGGCGTCCACAACACCGGCGATTCGACGAACGCTATTCTTTCCGAGCTCGCGTCCGACCCAACGCCGAAGACGCTGATGGAGTTCGTCAACGCAGCGCTACTCCGGATGCGCCGTCACCGGCTAAACGACAACGGTAACGGCACTGCAAGCGCGGCGTATCATCAGATCTCCGGGAACGGCAAAGCCGACTTCAAGTACACGCCGCTATTCCAAAGCGTCTCCACACCGGAAGATGCCTACGCGGCACTTGCCGACCTGTGGCGCTGTCACGAGGGACATCGCACGAACACCGCCGTGCATTCCTCGGCAGATGTGACGAACGTGCTCAGCGTTTCGTCGCCAATTCTGCTCGTTCATAAGCGGTTTCTCGAGGCACTGGCGGCGAGTGCGGCGAATCCTAGTCCGGCGGATTCGTCGGCAGCGTCGCTACTCCGAACGTGGGGCTGGAAAGACTCCTAACCGATCATGGCAGGCATTCTAGCAATCAGCGCCAGCCGACAAATGACGGCAGGCGAGACGGGCGCCTCTGCGTCCGTTTCCGGGTTCGTTGTCGGTGAGCAGGTCACGCTGACGACCACACCGACTGGAACCAATTACGCTTGGATCCAGTCGATCCCGATCTCCTCGGGCCCAGCGAAGTCAAGACTATCCGATGACACCGGCGCGTCCGTCTCGTTCGTTCCTGATGTCGGCGGCATCTATGTCGTAGGCGTCCAGGTCGATGCCGTAACGGTTTACACGCTTTCGCTGAGCGTCACGGATACTGCTGTGTCCTCGCCCTACGAAGCGATCCGACTGCAGCAAATCGCAGATGCAGGCGTGCCGGCTCCGGTTGCTGGAGCTGTTGCGCTCTACGAGTCGATCGCGCTCGCGCAGCTAGTCCAGAAAAATGACGCGAATCGCATCACGCCAATCGGCCCCGTCGGGACGATCGGCGCGAACCTGACGGACGCAGACCAGACGCTGCTAGCCAGCGAAGGTGTGCACCGATCTATTCCCGAGAGCACGCAGACCGCGATCCGCACGAAGACGCTAGGAACAAGCGGCGCGCTGCTCGGCGATGTCATTTGGATTCATCGCTTCGACGTCACGAGCTTTACAACGCCCATTGTTAACGGTGGTCCGGGAGCAGGAACGCTCCTCACCTTCGCGGCGAGTGCGCGTGTTTCGGCTGCTTTCAAGTTTGATTCCACGAATTGGATTCTCCACGAGCGGAGAAGATTAACATGAGCGGCTTAAGCGCAGCGTTTACCGTCAATTCGGCACCGAACCCCGCCGAGCAAATCGTCGCCTATTCCTCGACGGTTAATCTTGCTTTGACGTCTCTCGTCGGCGTTAATGTGATCACGTGGGAAATCCTGTCATGCAGCAAGGCAGGCGACAGTCTCCCGACGATCACGACAGGCGGATCTCCACTCGGAGCGACAGCGTCGTTCGTGATGCCGTCATCTCCCGGCGACAATCTCGGGCGCACTTTTCTCGTTCGTTGCTTCGTGCAGTCGAAGGGCAAGGACACTGCCGTCGCG